CAAACCCTTTGTTCTTGGAAGGGAACAAAACTGATTCAGAAAGTCGGTGCTTTCCCTGAAAATATCAAAGATGGTGTGCAGCTTGTAGACAATCAGGAAAGAGATGCTTACAAGGATAACGGCTTTGTTATTTCCAATCTGACAAACGGAACAACCTATTATTTCGCCCTGTTCCCTTATTCAGATACGGGCGTTGTAAATTCAAACGAATTGAACAGGCTTTCCGGTACACCGCAACCGTATAAGAAAATGACCGTAAACATTGACCTTTCAAACAGCAATCCTTCTACTTCCGTTACTTATGCGGATGATGCTGTTGGTATGGAAGCAAAAAGTTCCGCATGGGATGAATTTTTCGGGCATTATCCGGTGCTTCTGAAAGATGGTGTTGAAGTCGGAAAGTTGAACCCGAATGATTTTTCAAAGTTTGAAGATGGTTCAAGTGCGGATATTACAAGCGGCAATGCGGGTGATGTAATGATTGCATTTCCCCGCCGTGGCGTGAGCATTACCACAAACGGCAATACTTTAACACTTAGTATGACGGATGATCCGGACAACCCCGATTTCAGATATTACGCCCACGAAAGAGGAGATACCCGCAAGGAAATCTTCTATTTGGGTGCATATAAGGGCTATGTAAATTCTTCAAAGTTATGTTCGCTTTCCGGCAAGACACCAACGGCAAGCCAAGCAATAGGCACGTTCAGAACTTACGCCCACGCAAGGGGTACGGGTTATGAAAATTCAGGCTTCTATCAGTTGATTTTCCGTCAAGTGATGTATGTTTTGAAGTACAAAAACCTTGATTCCCAAACCGCTTTAGGACAGGGTTACACCGGAGGAAGTGCAGCCGTTACAACGGGCGGCACAAATACAAGCGGCATGGATTACGGTGCAACAAGCACCACTTCAAGGGTGAAGCTGTTTGGATTGGAAGATTTTTGGGGTAACATTTGGGAATGGATTGACGGAATTGTTACAGATTCCACAAGAAACATTCTGACCGCAACCGACAACTTCAATGATAGCGGCGATGGATATACAAACCGGGGGCAGGGTGCAACGGCGAATATTGGAAACTATATGAGCAAGCCACAAGGCACAACGGAAACAGGCTTCCTTGCAAAAGAAGTATCAGGTTCAGCAACCACTTATTTTTGTGATTATGCTGAATTGTATGCGTCTTGCGTTGCTGCATTTGGCAGTCATTGGAGTAATGGTTCTGCTGCTGGTGCTTTTCTTTTGAATGTGAATACTGCGGCTTCTCGTTCTGATGCCGCTATCGCCGCCCGCTTGATGTATTTATAAGTTCAATTCAACAGTTGAATTTTTGAAATTTTGTAGGTAACGGATTTAGGTGATTATATTTGATGAAACGTACATTCCAAACATACAAAAAGATTATACTAATTTGTATACGTCTTACGTTACTAAATTTGGCAGTAATTGGAGTAATAGTTCTAATACTGGTACTTTTCATTTGAATGTGAATAATACGGCTTCTAATTCTAATGCCAATATCACCACCCACTTAAAGTTTTCAGATTACAATATGTTTATGAATCCCCCGGTATTTCGCCGGGGGATTTGTGATAAAAAGGCTTATTCCGTTACCTTGCCACTTGGCAAAACATAAAAATTATCAAGTCTGTATTAGTAGGTTTTGAAAGTTTACTTTCAAGGCTCGAAAGTTCGGGGTTTGAAAACATCAACGGTGATTACATGAAGCGATACGGAAATATTTTTGAAAAGATTTACAGCATGGAAAATTTGCGGGAAGCCCATAAGAACGCCCGTGAAGATAAGTTATTTTACAAGGAAGTGAAAATAGTTGATTCCGATCCTGATTACTATTTGAAACAGATTCAAGAAATGCTGATGAACAAAACCTATCAGGTGAGCGAATACGAAACTTCAATCATAAACGACAAAGGCAAAGAACGGGAATTGATGAAATTGCCGTACTTCCCGGATAGAATTATTCAATGGGCGATAATGCTTCAAATTGAAAAGGTGTTCATGCAAGTATTCTGTTTTCATACTTGTGCTTCAATCAAGAAAAGAGGTATAAATCAGGCTTCAAGGCTGGTTGAAAAGTATATGAAAGACCGCCTGAACACAAGGTATTGTTTGAAGATAGATGTTTCAAAGTTCTATCCGAATATCAACCACAAGATTTTGAAACAGCTACTTAGGAAGAAATTCAAAGATAAACAACTACTTGCTTTGCTGGATATGATTATTGATTCTTATCCGGGTGAAAAGGGTGTTCCAATCGGTTCATACCTTTCACAATTTCTTGCGAACTTCTATTTGTCGTACTTCGATCATTGGTTGAAAGAAAAGATGGGTGTGAAATATGTTGTCCGGTACATGGACGATATTGTTATTTTCCACTACTCGAATTCGTATTTGCATTGGTTACTTCGCAAAATGGACGATTACTTGAAAGAAAATTTGGATTTGCAGATAAAACCGAATTGGCAGGTATTTCCTACCGCTATTCGTGGAGTTGATTTTGTCGGTTATCGGCATTTTTATAGATTTAAGTTATTACGAAAATCCACTTGTAAAAAGTTTAAGAAAAGGTTGCTTCAAATCAGGAAGAAACAGGATGAAGGCAATCTTATAAATTATCGGGAATGGTGTTCCGTAAATTCATATATCGGTTGGCTTACATGGTGTGATTCATGGAGATTGTTTGAAAAATACATTGAACCGATTATTCCAGCACTTTCCGAATATTACTTGTATGTAATTAAAAACGGTTCTTCCGGCAAGGGTAAAATCTTACCGTTTGAACGATATAAAAAGAAGCTATTGAAGAAGAAAGGACGGTGTGCAGCATGAAAGATTGTGGCGTGATTCGTGGTTCGGAAGAACAGGCAAAAGAACTGATTGTTGGTACTGATACGGTGTACGTTCATTCTGACATTGAGGAAGTGCAGGGTGAGAACGGGGAAAAGCTGTTTGAGTATCACGAAATTCAGTACAGCAAAGATGAATATATCAAGCTGATTTCTGAACAGAATTCCAATTTGCAGCAGCAAATCACAGATACACAGATCGCCTTGTGTGAAGTGTATGAATTGATGGGATAAGGAAGGGGTGAATGACTATGGCAAAGGTTTATGCTGATTTAATCCTAAAAGGCGTGAAAACCATTGACGATGTACCGGACAAGCTGAAAGCAGCGGTTCAGGCGATTTTGGACGGTGATACAGATTGATATACAATCTTATCATAAAAATTTTATTTAGAAAGGATGTGGAAGAAATGGCAGTTGTTTATGCAACCCTGATTATCAAGGGAAAGAAAACCTTCGCAAATGTTCCTGACAAGATCAAGGATCAGGTGAAGGAAGTGCTGATTGACCTTGATTGTGGCGATTTGGCAGAGTAAAGGAAACTATCACCGACACAATAAAAATCCTTATATGGGGCTTATATAAAGTTCTGTATAAGGATTTTTGCGTGTTATCACCAACGAAAGGAAAAGAGGTATGAAAGAAGGACTTTGCACCATGATAGGTGTTATTGGAAGCGGAATTGCCGCTTTGTTCGGTGGCTGGGATGCCGCCCTTGTAACCCTGATTATCTTTATGGGGATTGATTATTTCACCGGGCTTATTGTTGCCGGGGTGTTCCACAATTCCGCCAAAACAGAAAACGGGGCTTTGGAGAGCAAAGCGGGCTGGAAGGGACTTTGCAGAAAGGGCGTTACCCTTTTGATTGTGCTTGTAGCTTGCCGCCTTGATTTGATTATGGGTTCAACTTTTATTCGTGATGCGGTTATCATTGCTTTTATCGCAAACGAAACAATTTCCATTATCGAAAATGCGGGGCTTATGGGCGTTCCAATCCCTTCCGTTATCGTCAAGGCTATTGATGTTTTGACGAAAAAAGCAGAAAGCGAGGATGTAAAAAATGAGTAATTCAAGTTTGGTATCTTACACAAAACTTTCCCCGAACCATAGCGGGGCAAGAACACATAGCATTGACAGAATCACGCCCCATTGTGTTGTGGGGCAGCTTACCGCCGAAAGCATTTGTGGTTGCTTTACCAGTACGGACAGACAGGCAAGCTGCAACTATGGCATTGGTACAGATGGCAAGATTGCCCTTTGCGTGGATGAAGGAAACCGTTCTTGGTGTTCTTCCAGCAATGCAAACGATCAGCGGGCAGTTACGATTGAATGTGCTTCGGATAAGTCTGAACCGTATGCAATGAATGATGCGGTATATGCCGCCCTTGTCAATCTTTGCACCGATATTTGCAAGCGTAACGGCAAGAACAAGCTGATTTGGATTTCCGACAAGGAAACCGCCCTTGAATATACCCCGGCTGATGGGGAAATGCTTATCACGGTTCACCGTTGGTTTGCAAACAAGAGTTGTCCGGGAAATTGGCTGTTTGCAAAGCTGGGCGAACTTGCCGAAACGGTTACGAAAAATCTTTCCGGGAACACTTCTTCCAATGTTTCCACCGGAACACTTTACAGAGTGCAGACCGGGGCATACAGCAAGAAGGAAAATGCAGATGCACAGCTTGAAAAGGTAAAGGCAGCGGGCTTTGATACCTACATGGTAAAGGCGGGCGGCTTGTATAAGATTCAGGTCGGTGCATACAGTAAAAAGGCAAACGCTGATGCAATGGCGGCAAAGCTGAAAGCAGCCGGATTTGATACCTATATCACTACTGAAAAGGGTGAAGCCGTTTCCACTTCCACGGCAACAAAATCCATTGAGGAAATCGCAAAGGAAGTGATTGCCGGAAAGTGGGGAAACGGGGATGCAAGAAAGACCGCCCTT